AGTAATGTCAAAACCTGCGCCGATGCCCATGTTACGGATTGCCCATTCAATACGACGTTTAAGGCGCTCGGAAACATACAGGACAACACCGTCACCATCTGGTGAGTTCATATTGTCAAGCAATTGCTGAATGTACAACATCATGTTGTTAGCAAGAGCAGATGCTGATGTAGCAGTAGTAAGGTCAACACCACCAGCGTTTACAGACATTTCTGATGGAATGTCAAACTGATCAGGGTTAGCCAAACGATAGCGAAGGCCTGGGAAACAATCTGCGTCACCCGACGTAGATGTCGGGTCATTGTTAATAAATTTCGTATTGAAATCATAGGCAAATGCTTCCATGAAGATTTGTACCTGTGCCTCAATCGGATCAACAATGTTGTTTGGTTGATCAAGAAGTACGTGATCAACTTGAATCTTGTTACGTACAAGATACATGCTTTCTTCGTACTGCTTTGGTTTACCCTTGGATACAGTTGGTTCTTCGTTAACCGTAGCCCAGTTGATGGTTGGAAGAGATCCACTCTGCTGAGTAAACCGAACACCAACCTGTCGCAACGATGGCGAAGAAGTCAACGGGATGTCTTTAAGAGCATTCCACGTTTTGTGAAGAGCCTTTGTAATTTCTTTTACAAGAGGGTCATTAGAGATGATTGCCTGATCGGCAAGAGTAAGAGCCTGTGTATCAAGCAGGACTGCACCGGATGCAATAGCCATTTATCTATTCCTTATAGAGTTCCACGGCCCCGTGTAATACCGAGTAACGCTGCAATGCCTTGAGGTCTTGATTGACCACCACCAGTTGGAGCCATGCGAGCTGCTTGCCCTTGACCCATTGGTTGTGGAACCCTCTGTTGCTTTTTGATGCGACTGGTGATTTCCGGAACCATTGCCTGTGTCAATGTACGGACTTGTTCGTGTACAGCTTGAGCAGCTTGAACTGGGTCTACACCCGCCTGAATCAAGTTGTCTACGAGCACTTCCGCACGAGCTGCCAGTGGATATGCTTGAAAAGCAGCTTCTCGCTGCTGATACATCATATATTCCTGGACCTGTTGCATCTGCCGTTCGTAGTTGATACGAGCTGATTCAGCCTCGTATTGCGCTTCTGCTACGGCAGGATCCAACAACTGCGAATCCACGAGCTGTTGATATCGCTGACGAATCGCCATGTCTTCCGCTGCTTGTCTTTGTTGCTCAAGCGCTGCGTCTACTTGCGATGCGTCGGTATATCCTTGCTGCTCAAATTGTTCGATTACACGACCCCATTTCTGGAGTTTGTTTTCGTATTCCTCTGCTTGTCGAGCTCGCTCATTTACTTCGCGAAAACGCTCATAGGGCACAGGATTAGGTTGCTCTGAATAAGCTTCCTGTTCCGAATACCGAGGTGTTTCTTCTCCAAGAATGTCGCTGATTAAATCATCGTAATTCTCATCGTCTCCACCATCAGATTCGTACTCACCGAACTGATCCGCATCTTGACCTGCTTGCTCACTTGTCGCCCATTGTGAGTTATCATCGGAACCGGCGGTGTCCCGAATAAAGTCCGTTACTGCGTTACTCAATCCACCTGTCTCGCCCATCGCTACGGCTGATGAATCCGTAGTTCGTGTCATCATCTCTTCAGGCATTAAAACAAGTTCTCCTTATTCTAGCACACCTATTTTTTGGTTTTGGCCACTTGTGGCCGTGTAGGCTGTGCCTTCTGCTGATCACTGCCTCCAGTAATCATGTCTTTACTCATGTCTGCAATTTGCTTGGCTGCATATTCATTATTTGTTAAGTCGGACTTTTGAGCTTGTTTTGCCATATCCAACTGACCTTGCATTTGCATCATCTGTTGTTGTTTTTCCATATCAAGTTGAGCTTTCAATTGCTCAGCTTCCGGATTAAATATCTTCTGTTGCTCCAACTGCATTTGAGCTTGTTGCATCTGCTGTGCTTGCTCTTGCATTCCTTGTTGTTTCATCTGTTGCATTGCAAGATTTTGCAAAATGTCAGATGTTTCCGGTAACTGCAACATACGTATTACAAGTGCGTTAGTATCTGGGTCTTGTGGGTCACCAAACAATCCCATTTGACGTAGCAACACAATCTTTTGTAACTTTTGATCATCGGACTCACGTTGTGATGAACCTGGGATGTATACAACGCGATATTGACCACCATCACGAATACTGTCAAACGTGATAATGCCTTGCTGGATTTCGTTCTTTGGATTGACCTGATCGTCAACAGATCCAATAAATGGAGCTACTGCAAATTGATCAACTAATGCAATTTCCCATTCTTTGATACGCGCAATAGACGCTTCAATATCAGCACGAATGAAACTATGCTGTGTATTATCTGCTCGTTGCAGTAACTTAACTGACTCAGCTGGTGTGCCAGCAGCTGCCTGTCCTTGACTTACATCATGCAAACCAGCAACATCCATCATGTCCTTTTCAAGAACTTGCAGGAATGGGAAAAGATCTGCGCTTATGCCAGGGGCCCGTTGTATTTGCGGTGGATGACTACCACGGTCGTAATATATCTTTCGATAAATACGGCCTTTGTCATCAATATCTTCTGCGGATTGGTCAAACGCATCAGCTCCAACGCGAGACAGACGTTCAACCATAACGTAGTCTTTATTCTGCTCAAACTGCTCAAGAGCCCTTGAATAAATACGGTTGTACGATTGCTGTAGCGGACAAAGATCAAAGCCAAGGCTGTGTCCGTACGGAGTTCCACTTCGTGGTTGCCAACGTAGCGGTATAAAAGGAAAATCATCTTTCTTCTTGTAAGGCCAATCTCCAGCGTAAAGTAACGCTTTGTTTGTACTTACAATGTAACGGCCTTCAGGATATTGTGCCGTAGGTTTCTCCCAGTACTCATAAACAATTGCAGCGTGTTTTTTACTGTCAACATTGTTCAAACGAGCTGACGATGGTTGCACCCAGCCGTTACCACTACCGTTAGCGCCCTCTAGGTATGCGTCTACATATCCGGCGTTTTGACCCGCAATAGCGTCTGCACGGACTGCTTTGCCAGCTTCACCATAATTGTCAACAAACCATGAAAGAGGTTTGACTGATGCATGAATGATCCAACGGATGTCATGATCTCGTTGCGCTGTTGGATCCAACAGAATGTTGAAACACGGAACAATTTCTTCCTCTACATCACCAAGTGGCAGTGATTCGTATGCCGTTATCTCGCCATTAGACAAATCACGCAATGGCATTACTACTTCAGACTTTGCGTTCCAGTACACTTTAACAAACGACGTTCCTATTACGCATGCCCACCTAACACGTTCTTTTGTTTGCGTTTCGCGATCAAACTTACGTGTGTAGTGTCCAGCAATAAAGTTTGCCTCATCAGCAGCCGATTGATCTTTAGGATTGTATGACAACGGAACAGCACGACAGTCTGGTGCAACTTGCGTCAATTTACCAACTACGCCATCAATCAATGGACGCATTTTATTTACAGTAACGTATCTGTTTGCCTCAGCTGGGTTCTGTAGTTGGACTAAGTTGCGCGTTTGACTGTTGATGCGGAACCATTGCCTACCCTCAAAGAAGGCAAGGGCTTGAGCCCATTCCAGTTCCATTTCTTGCCGAGCTCTGTACGCTGTGTCGAACTGTTCACGCACAAAGTTGTAAATACGAACAGCTTCTTCAGGTTGTTCTTTAGGATCAACACTCCATTGATTGCCTTCATGGTCAAGTGTCAGATCTTCTTTATTAGTAAGATTCAAGTTGCCTGAAGCAAAGGATCCCGGCATACCAGTATTGTTCTGCTTCTTTAAAGCTAGGACGCGAGCTTTTAAGGTAGGTGCGCCGGGAAGGCCACCCATACCGTTAATATCTGGAGCCATTATAGATACTGATCCCTAAGTTTTTCATACACGTCCTGATTCCATGATCTAAGGCGTATGGTGTGTAAATTCCACCAAGTTAGACCCGAAAACACAGCACAAACAAGCAATAACAGTATTTGGATAATATCACTGAGCATTAAACGAACCCGTCATCCTTATCTTTTTGCATCCACAGAGGAGTCCATGGTTTAGACTTCTGTGTTTCTGGGCAAGTTACTGGAAACTCCCTCCACATAACACCATACCTGAATGAGTCAAGTGCGTGATCCGATTTAGTGCCAGCATCAAGGTCTTCTGGGTCACGAGGGTCAGACATTGCTGCTTCTAGTTCTTTGATTAAATTAGGACACGTACCGCGCAGAATCCGTATCCTTGGGTAAACAACTCCGTTTGTAACACGTTTTCCAGCAAGCCATTCCATGACTCGCCTCCAACCAGCTTTTCTGTCTTTTACAGCGCGAACTGCTGGTAGGTTACGCCTCCACCAAACTTCAACAGGGTATTCACCAATGCGTTGATCACCACGTTCTGGTGGAAACGTGTTAGCCCAGTCAAACGCAATGGCTTCAAGCTTTGTGTTCCACGGTCCGTCCGGATGATTAGCATTAATAGGTGATGCATATCCACGCGCCTTCAACTTCTGTATGACATCTTCAGCTTGTTTACTTGACACTCGACCCGCTTCGTATATTTCGTCAAACACATAAATATCTTCATTCTCGTCTGATGCATAGAACAGTGTTGCAGCTGGAGCTGCTGTACCAAAGTCATGACTTGCCCATATACGCCACCAAGGTTTGATGTCCATTTGATCTACTACATGCCAAGGCTTTCCAGATGAGTCATATGGTTTGAAGTCTGGGAATAATCGACCACCTACACCAACTTCGTGCTGGCACTCTCGTAAAAACGAAATAATGCCATAGTCATCAATTTCACGCTGGCAGACCTCAATGTTCTTATGAGACCAAGTTGGTTTCCCAGTTACAATCCTGTAACCAGTACGTCCATCCTCACGCTCAAACGGTTCATATGTCAATCCTTCCAGAGCAGGGACAATAGGGGATTGAACGCGATACTGAAGCATGTCCAATTCACCTGACAAAGTCTGAGCCATAACACTATTAGCATGAATCTTGTTCTGTACAAATACAATTGCACAGTCAGTACTTTTAGCTGGAAGGATCGTTTGAGTTATTGTCGCAATTTTCTTTTCAACGCGATTAACACTATCATCAAGCTCATCAATGTCATCAAGGATAATGAAATCAGGACGTAAGTGATCAAGCTTAACGCCTCTCGCCCCAGTATCGAGGCCAAACGCCAACACGTTAAACCCGTTAGCAGTCCTGAGCTTAGACGCATTCCAACCTTTGCTAAAGCCATATTTGTTTAAAGCTCTTTCAATACCACAACGCTCCATTGTGTGAGCAATATCTGATACGTGTCTATCGGCTGCTTCTTGCGTAGAGCACACGTACAAAAGAAAACGTCTAGTTCCCTTGACTGCTATACGAGCAGCAATGTGCTCCATTGTGGTTGACTTACCACCACCGCGAAACCAACACTCAATCAAAGCTGGAGGAGGAGTACCTGGGGTAATACTTTCTGCCCACTCCCACGCACGTTCATGATGTTTACCTAACTCCGATGATATAGCGTGAGGAGCAAACGTACGTAACCATGACTTGTAGTCCATTGTTGCTCCATTTATAGGGAACGCCCTACCACTGTCATAATCACCAGTTTTGATGACTTCACCAATTTGTGCTGTAAGCGCTTCAAGCAAAGCAATAGACAAAGGTTTATCAGA